GTACGTTCCATTTAGAAAGTACATTGCTGGATTTGGTGATGGTTCAGGTAGTGCAACTGCTTACATGACAAACGAAGATGCTTCTCTTTCTAACCGCATGATTGAAGATGTTCTTCAGCGTCAACAAGTTGGTGCAGCATTTAAGCTTTATACAGACCGTGTATTTAGCGGTGGAACTGTAAGTGACACTCTTAGTCGCTTTATTAGCTTTGATGCAACATTAACTTCTGCTTCTTTAGGCGTTACTCCTGATGATGCACAAGCAGTAACAGTTAACTTCCGTCCTGCTGGAGTGCCAACATTTGATTTTAGTCGTTCATAATAAGAACGGAATTGGAATGTTCCAGAAGCCCTGCCTTGTGCAGGGTTTTTTCTTGTCTATTAGGTTAGAATAAAATTGTATAAATTTTTATCATGACATCTAGTCCTAAACCAGCAAAATCATTTATGAGGGCAATAGATCGACTTAAGAAAGCTGCAAATTTAGAAGCTACAAAAAAAGAAGTTGAATTGTCTGATGGGACAGTCTTTGAGATGTGGGTTGCTCCGTTAACGATGGCAGAAAGAGAAAGAGCACAAAAAGGATCTAAAACTGGTGATGCTAATGATTTTGCTTTAAGATTATTAATTTCTAAAGCTCAAGATGCAAACGGACAACGGTTGTTTGCTTTAGGTGAAATTGATGTATTAAAGAATGAAGTGAGAGATGCTGATCTTCAAACTTTGATGCTTGCTGTTATTTCTGACGAGGAAGAATCACTTGACCCAAAGAACTAAGTAAAGAGCTTCGTAAAGATAATTTGTTAATGCTTCAATTTGGCATTGCTAAAGAGTTAGGGAAGTCTCTTGCAGAAGTCAGGCAGATGACATTAGAAGAAATTATAGGTTGGAGTGCTTATTTTCAAGTTCTTAACGAAGATCAAGAGGAAGAAATGCAAAAAATCCGCAGACGTAGGTAAACTACGGTGAACGAAGGATTTTAATCGTGGCTATAGAATCAAGAATAGATATTATTGTTAAAAATTTAAATAAGCTTAATGATGTATCTAAAAGCTTACAGCAGATACAAAAGTCAAATGAAGAGCTAGTTAAAGGGTTAAATCGTTTAGAAAAAAAGTTAAATAGTGTTGAAAAGCAAGGGAGTGGTGTCTTTTCTTCTATGAGTCAAGATGCTTCTGTTGCCGCAAAAAATGTTGGTAAAGTATCAAGAGCTTTTGATAGGTTTAATTTATTTGGAGGGAAAGGTTTAGGAGGTAAAGCTGGAGGAGGAGGAGGTTTTTTAACTGGAATGTTAGGGGGAGGAATGGCTGTCGGTGGAGGACTAGGTTTAGGAGTTAAAGCGACAGTAGACAAAATATCCGAGGTAAGTAATGGTTTTTCATCTCTTGCTGCAAATATCCCTGGAATCGGCCAAGGTTTGTCTGGTCTTGCACAATCGTTTTCATCCAGTATTCAACCTACAACTGCTTTTGAAAAAGCTTTATATGGAGTAGGAGATCAGTTAATGGCTCATCCTCAATGGTATGGGGCTGCTGCTGTTGCTCTTATGGCATTTGCAGGGCCATTAAAAAGTGTTGCAGTATCGGGTCTTGGAAAATTAGGTAATGCTTTAAAACAAAACAAAAAAGATTTAAACACGTTTAAAGCAGCAACGGTAGAAGCGGCTAGGGGTATGGATGTTCTTGTAAGAGGAGCATCTCTTCGTGAGTTAAATCAGTATGTTTCTACTGCCAAAAAAGAAATGGAAAGTTTTTGGCACATGACAGGAAGGGCTGAAAAAGCCGCAGGAGAATTAGCTATAGCATTAAGAAGACAGGGATTAGAACAAAGAGCTATAAATGATTTGCTTCTTAAAGCACAGGGAAAAGCTACATCGTTTGAACAATATCAAAACAAACAAGCTTTAGGGGAGCAAAAAGCTGCTTCTCTTGAAGCAGATAAAGTATGGAGGGCAAGAGCTAAAGAATATGAAATAGCACAAAAACTTGAAGTAGCAAGGAAAAAAGAATTGCAAGATATGGGAAGAATAGGAGCAAGAGCAAGAAAAAGAGCTGCGACAAGAAGAAAAGAGATGAACTCTAGATTTAGAGAAAATTTAATGCTTGGAGCTGGTTTCCCTATGTTATTTGGCGGGGGATTAGGAGGTGTAGGAGGAGGTATAGCTGGAGCGATAGCACAGAAAGGAGGTAAAGGGTTTGGTGCTCAAATTTTATTAAGTGCAATTGGAACACAAATTGATCAATTCGTAGGGAAGATTTCAGAACTAGGACAAGCTTTTAATAAATTTACGCCTAATGTAAATGCCATTGTTGAAGCAATGGCAGTAGGAGGGACTGCTCTTGGACAACAAATAGAAGCTTATGTAAAAGTTGCTGATAAAACTGATGCTTTAAGCGAAGCTTCAAGGCAAATGGCTCGCATTATTGGAGCCGAAGGCGTTCAAGGACTTAAAGAATGGGGAGAAGCTACAACTAAATGGAAAAACGATTTTGATAGAGCAATACTTGGGATTCAGGCTACCCTTGCGAGATTTGCTGTTTGGGTTGCCAATAGATTTAATTTGTTAGATAGAGATGGAGGATTAGGAGGAAGAACAAGAACGACTACTAAAGCAGGAACAGATAAAATAATGAATAATTTGCAGCAAAAGATAGAAAGTATTGTTGATGCTCCATTTGATAGAGATAAAGGTGTAACAGTAGATGGACAAACTTTTGAAAATAAAACGGAAGCTATTAATTACATAATGGGATTAAAACAAGAAAGGCAAAAAGTTCTTGATTTAGAGAATGCAGGGTTACTTGTTCAAAAAACTGTTAACCAAATCACAAAAGATCAATTACAAGATTTAACTGAACAGCGACAAGTTTTAGAAGACACATTACAAGGTGGAACTACTCATGCTGAAATAGAAAAAAGAATGAGAGCTATCACGAAAGAAGTGCTTGGAGATAATAAAGAATTGACTGCTGTTCAAAAAACACAAATAGAAAATCAAAGAGTAAAGGTTACAGAAGCGGTTAAAGAAGAAGAAAGACTTAGAGCACAACTTGAGCTATGGGATCAAATTAAAAATACGATTGCATCAGGGCTTACAAATGCAATTACAGGATTAATAGAAGGAACTAAAACTTTAGGAGAAGCATTAGCTGGAATATTGAAGCAAATAGGTCAAATATTGATGCAAAAAGCGTTAACTAGCATGCTCGGAAATATAAGTTTTGGAGGAGGAGGTGTAACAACAGGTTCGGTATCTGACCTTCCTAAAGTTGCTACCGCAGCTCAAGGTGCTTATTTTATGAATGGCATTAAACCTTTTTCTACTGGAGGGATCACAACAAAACCTACGCTTGGCCTTATAGGAGAGGCTGGAGAGAGTGAATACATAATTCCTGCATCAAAGATGGCTTCAAGTATGCAACGCTACTCAGCAGGTGCTAGAGGTGAAGCTGTAATTCCTTCTACTGGTTCGTCTTATGCAGGTGGCGGTGGAAGTTCTACTACTGTTAATTACTCTGGCCCTATTCTTAACTTCAACTCTGAAGAGTTTGTTCCTAAATCTGCTGTAGGACAAATCATTGCAACTGCTACTGCTAGAGGTGCATCAGTTGGTGAATCTCGTACCATATCTTCATTAAGAAATTCACGTAGCCGTAGGTCTTCATTAGGATTATGAGCCTTGTTGCCTTAACTAATTTTATTGTTGTTACTACTTCTAGTGGTGATGATCCAAACGATTTAAGTCCTAATAGATTCCAAAATGGAAAATATGATACTCCTATTGCTCATGCAGTAACAAATAAAGATCATCAGTATTTAAGTTTTATTTATCAAGGTGCAGCTCGTAATAGATCAGGAGACAACATGGAGTCTTCTTTAATTCTTGCTAACAATGCAATTAGTATGGGATATGCAACAAAAGCTGTTGCTGGAAAATACCATGTGCAAGTAGATACTTATTTGATGACTACTGATTTTGCTCCTAGTAAATTATTAACTTCAGAAACATGGTTAGCTGCTTCTTTAGCATACGATCCAACAACAATTGAAATACTGCTTAGTAGTGCGATTGATGCAGTTGGAGCAAATGCACCTAACAGAGTCTTAACTAAAAACCTAGTCGGACATTTACCTGTAACAGGAACAATACAAAACAGGTGAGGCCAGATCAATTAATTGGGTTGCCTTATCGTTTAGGTGCTGATCCCGTAAAACATGGAGCAGGAGATTGTTTATCTTTGGTTCGTACAGTGCTGGCAACTTATGGTTTTACAGT